CCACCTCCACCAGTTCCTGTCTGTACTGTTTTTAACATGGTTATAGTCCATCGCCGGGAGTGATATAAATAGCAGCACTTCCACTAGACGTTATGCCCGTGAAGTAAGCATTAGGGACAAACGAAAGAATCTCATCTGTACCAGCAAGCAATGGATAGGCAGGGCCAGTAGACGTAACTACAGCGGCATTGTTAGCTGCATCACCAGACACAAAACCATATCCCAAAAACACAGTCACGTTTCCGCTGTTGATAATGCGATACTGGTTACCACCAAGCGTAGTGGATAACGCTTGCACAGGCGTAGGGGCAGACGTAGCAGCCGTAAAGACTACCGTGTTGCCGGTTCTAGTGAATGCGTTGGTGCTCATGATTAAGCAGCCGCATTACGCAGCGGTGTTAAGTCTTCAGTTGTCCAAAAGTCTTTGGCAAGCATAATGTTTAGATGCTCTTTGTTGCGAGTCAAGCAATCTGCCCACTCAGCATCATCCATGAAAGCTGGTTTGCCAGCGTTGATTAGGTTTACGCTGTCCATAGCGGCTTTGTAGTGTTGAGCGATTTGCTCTGGGGTTTGTGTATCCATAAATTACTCCATTAAGGATGGGATGCAACATAAGCATCAAACTTAGCGTTTAATTCTTGCAAGGCTTTTACAAGAACAGGAATAAGAGAATCTGCGTTGTAATACAAAGTTTCTTCTTTTTTGGCGTCAATAATGACAGAATTTTCACCTTCTAACGCAAGAATATCTTGGGCTTTAAAACCATACTTAACATCGCCAACAGGTGTGTCATTTTCACGAGATTTTTTAAATTTGTAAGAAATTGGTTTTAACTGATTAACAAAATCTAAGCCGTGAGGAACTTCACCAAAATTTGTTTTATCTCTTGCATCAGATACAACCGTCCAACCAACTTTAATGTAAGCATTGGTGATTCCTTTTGAACCCATGCTTATATAAAAACTTTCTGTAGTTATTTGATATGCTGGATTAAGGCCAGCCGATGTATCAAGGTCTCCAATAGATAAATTACTACTTCCGGTTGTTATGTTATAACCAGCACCATAACCTAAACAAGTATTTCCTACACCTGTTGAGCAATTATATCCAGCGTTATAACCAAAATATGCTGCTTGTTGCCCAGTAGTTTGAGAATAACCAGCGCCAGAACCAAATGATGCGCTATTCACTCCAGTTGTATTACTTCTTAATGAGTCCATTCCAAATGCAGAATTATCAGCGCCTGATGTATTTTGCCTTAATGAACCATGTCCAAATGCAGCATTTTGTGTTGCCGTATTAAGTGTTAAAGAATAATTGCCAAATGCAGCATTTCTTGCTCCACTAGCTGCACTTGATAATGACTGATAGCCAAAAGCATTATTATCAGACGCAGAAATGCTTGTGCTTAAACTAGTATATCCAAATGCGCTATTTCTTGCGCCATTGATATTCACAAGACCAGATTGATAACCTACAAAAGTATTATAATTTCCAGTATTTACATTTCCAGCTTGATAGCCCAATGCAGTCAAATATGGTGATGCAGAATTGGTTACACCAGTAAGAGAACCGCCAGCAGCTGCACTTGTCCATGTAGTTCCATTAGACGTAAGAACATTTCCGGTTGTGCCCGGTGCTACTATTTGTACAGCAGATGTGCCGTTACCAAGCAAAACATTGTTTGCTGTCAAAGATGCTGAACCTGTGCCGCCATTAGCAACAGGCAATGTTCCAGTAACATTTGTTGCAAGGTTTGCATAAGTGGTTGATGAAGTTCCAGTTCCACCATTTGCAATTGGCAAGACACCAGTAACAGATGAAACATTAGCACTAACTGCACTGGATGACCACGTTGTTCCGTTAGATACTAGAGCATTACCGCTAGTACCGGGAGCCACTAACAAAACATTGCCAGTGCCGTTGCCAAGCACCACGTTGTTAGAAGTCAATGTGGCAAGGCCTGTACCACCTTGTGCTGCCGTGATAGGAGAAGCCAAGGACGTAACAGTAGCGTTGACTAACGATACGTTGGCAAGCGCGGTAATCGTGTTGCCAAGTTGTACCGCTGTGTTGCCTATTGTGATTGCCGTATTAAAGTTGCTGTCAAGCTGCGACAACGGAATAGCTGCTGTAGCTGTGCCAAAGGTATAGGGAACTGCCATTTTAGAACCTCACTCTTAATTCATGTTCAAATTCAAACGTGTTGTAAACAAAACTAGAATTGTTACTAGTTATTGTTAGACCTAAATACTTACCGTATTGCTGCGCGTCACTCTTGTACAACGCATAGCCATTAGAAGTTATCCACGCAACACTGACATTACTGTTGTTTTTCCAACCGATAGTCACATACGAATTGTTATACCAATTGACTGCGTTGTCTAGTGTATAGACGGGGCTAGAACCTGACTCACTGTCTACCGTCACATTTAACGTTGCCGAATTAGCCAAAGTAGCCTCAATACCAAATTTGAGGGCTTGTTTTGTCCGTATAGGGTCACCCATAGGCATCAGGGCGGTGCGGATGGTGCTGGCTATACTTGCCGTAGAGTTACCGTACAGACGATAAAGGTCTGTGCCGGTAGTGCCGTACAGGTTTATTAGTCCAGATAGGGGGACGGACGTAATGTATGTCAGGCTTCCTTGGCTGGTGACAAACCACTTTTTCTCAAAGAATACGCACTGAATCTGCCGGGGCGAAGACAGAGGGTCATTGTAGGTAAACGAGAAAGCCGCGCACAGAATGTTGTTCAGCAGCACCTGACCGCCAGACACCGGCTTGGTAAAGTCAATGTACGGGAAAATGCCGTCCAACTGGTCAGAAATCTTGCTGGTGGTAGAGCCAACAAGAGCGTACATGCCGTAGTCGTTCATGAACAACACAGAACGGAAGTACGGAAAGATAGAGTAAATACGTTTTGTGCCTACGCTGGCGCTGACGTTAGTGTTGGTAAACAGAGTTGCGCCCGTGCTGGTAACCCGCAAGTCTGAAAACACGTTGATACTGTCATCACCAAATACATACAAAAAGTTATTGGCAGATAACAAACCTTGTATGTTGCCATGCAGCGTAGAGTCTGTCAGGGTAAAAGAACCAGCAGACACAGAAGTAAAGTCACTGTAACTTCCAGCAGCAGAGTAGTACACAGTACGTCCAGCCGCTACCCATGCTCTTCCAGAGAAGGTAGCAACGTCAACAATTTGGTCTGTATTAACTATCCCGGTAGCAGTAGCACCAGAACCGGGAGTAGGACTGCTATCAGCAAATACAACTGTCACGTTGGAAGTAGATGTGTACCCAGCCCCCGGATTGGACATGATGACTTGTGTCAGTTGACCGCCGCTGACAATAGCATTGCCTGTTGCCCGTGTTGTCCAACCTGTTCCATCTCCAATAGTCACGGTGATGTTGGACGAATTGTTGTAACCCGTTCCAAACGTGTTCATCACCACAGACACTGTGCCTGTTTTAAAAGTTATCAGGGAAGCTAGGGCCGTAGCGTTGACAGTGGCATTGCCGCCAGCAACAGTGACAGTAGGCGGGGACGTATACCCTTGTCCAGCGTTTGTCAGAGTAATGCTAGTGATAACATTTGCACCGCCAACATTGCCAATAGAAGCTACAGCAGTTGCTTGTACATTGCCGGTTAACTCTTGCGGAGCAGAAAGGGTAACAGAAGGGGTAGTGACGTAGCCATTACCGGCATTCCTAATACCAATAAGGCCCACAGAGCCAATGCTGGACAGGTTTGCCCCATCCCAAGTAAATAAACCGTTGCTAGGGTCACCAATGATGACGCGCTGGTTCTTGTATTGGGCGGCAGATACACCAGAGGCAGAGAACGTTCCTGCGTTGGCTACATTGCCAACATTAGCAGTTCCGCTGGTATCTAGCTTGGCGTATTGCGCTCTACCGTTGGATTCAAAAGCAAGAATGTAGTCACTAACATCTATGTTGGCAGATGTAAGGTAACTGACAGTATTGCCAAAAGCTACTGCGTTATTACTTGCATCTTTAATGCTGGACTGAGCCGGGACAATCTTAATGTTGGCGTGACCAATCGGCATGGCATTCTCAATCCATGCAAACTCATCTTCCTTGATTGCCGTCCTATTAGCCTTTGTGTTTAGGCTAGTGAAGTTTTTAACGACAGCATAAGACTTTTTTTGTTCTGCCGCTGCCATGATTAGTACGCTGAAGAGTAAGGGTCTGGAATACGCCGTGTAAACACCGAGTTCAGCACTGCATTGACATGCTTGCCGTACTCTTGTTTGTAAATTTCAGCTTCACCGTAGCTTTGTTCTTTGTACTTGGCTTTATAAGCCGCATAGAACGCAACAGGGGTGGTGTAAGGGTCAACAATTGAGTCTGTAACGCTTGGGTCTGTTGGCGACAAAGCCGTTGGCATAACAACGGTGTCCAACTCTATGTAATAGCTTTGGTCTGGCACAGGAGAGATGTAAATCTGCCCTTGACCATAGACGCTGTAGCAAATAGGCCGTCCAACGTAGTTTTGCCAGTAACGCAACTGAGCGTTGAAGTTTGACCACGGCAGATAGCGCAGCGGAATGCGGCTGTTACCCCAATACAGATTGACGTTAATGATGTCTAGCGTGTACTGAGCGTTAGGCATTGCCGCATAGCTAATAATTTCCGCATTGCTAGAGTATTGCAGAGTAGCTGTGCCGTCTGTAAAAGGTGCAGATGGGGGAAACGTACTACCAGATGCCGGGTATGGCGGGGGAGATGAAGCAGTTGTACCGCTGGCAGTAACTGCGTAGATAAAAATGTTGCTAAACAAAAACTGACCGGCTGTTACAGCGGTATTAGC